AATCCCAAATGGTCCTTTCACTAAATTTCTAAGAGCACTTTCTTTTATAGCTCAGGATATAAACGACACCTCAGAAAGGCTGGGATCCTTGTATGACATCTCTGAGTGCCCTGAAGAATTTTTACCGCTTTTAGCAGAGTTAATTGGTTGGGATTTATTTGGAAGTGACCCTGAGAGATGGAGACTTCAACTCAGGAATGCTGTAGATATCTACAAGGCAGTTGGCACCAAAAAATCTCTTCAACTTGCAATTAACAGTATTCTCCCTAAAGATCAATTTAGTATTGAGACTTCCGTAACTGAACTTAATGAGTCTTACGTTCCCTACTTAATCTATTACTCCTTGGCAACAGAGTCTAAACATTTTAAATCTTTTGACGATTGGACGGAGCCTCTAGCCAATGAGATGCAAGTTTCTGGATACTCCACAACTAGTTTAGACGAAAACTTAAAACTAACTGTTGATCGTATACTTCTAGAAACTTACGAAAAATTTAAAGATAAGTTTGGTCAGATCCCAAATCAAGAAAAAGGATTTAGGTATCGAGGTAGAGTATATCCTATTCCTCCTTTCGAAGAATATTCATACTACATGAACTTCGAATTAAATAGAGAAATAATAGAATTTATTAAAGATAGGCTCGTATGTTTTGGAGTCTCTCAAACTTTTGCAAATCAATTTGAAAGTTATCTTGTCGAATATGCTTTGGATGACGATGATGCGCCTAGAACATCTAGCTTCCTCGTATTCACACCAGACTATAACGACCCACCAAATCTCTCAAACTTAGTAGCTAGTGGGTACAATGAAAAGTTTGAATATGTATCACTATGGTCAGGCAAATCATCTCACTTTAGGATAAAGTATGATGCTAGTTCTTTCGACTTTGATAATGAGGATATTGGAACATCTGGTGCTGGTGGGGCTTTCTTAGTAGCATCTAAGCTTGCAAAAGATTTCACCCCTGCTCACGCAATTCCTCTCATAAATTTAGAAATATCTTATATTGATCCTCTTTCTGGGACCTTTGCATCAGCACTTCCCTTAATTCATCCAAGATGTGAAGAGCAAGAGTCTAGGAATTCTAAGAATCATTTTGTAAGCGGCATAGGCTTTGATACCTATATGCGAGACGTTCGCCCTGATGGAAAGTTATTTGGTAGGAATTACTTAGATAACGTAGATTCTGCTCAGGTTCTCGCAGGGACAAGTTTAGATGCCATACCTAGAACATCCATTCGTAGAAGAAACTATGAAAAACTCTTACCTAAGGATGGATACTACGACCGAACTGGATTTAATATGCCGATTTCATTTACAATGGCATCGAGCGTCAGCGGCCTTCCTTTAGGTTTAAACCCTAGTTCTTATGTATACACTCCTGTCACTGATCACGTTAATCTTCCTCCAATATGGAATCAGTGTGAGGGCTACAACTCTGCTAACAGCTATTACACGTACGACGTAAGCAACACGTTAAACGCCAGAGGATCCTCAACAGCTTTCCCCACCAATCAAGATTTGACAGTCGATAGATGTCAGCTTCCAGATATCTATGCTACGATGCACAGCGTAAAAGAAAAGTCTAAAGTTCTTCAAGCTTCAGCTACTTTTGGTCCTGCTACAGAGTATCAGCTTTCTGTTAGCAACGTGTATCAATCATACGCAAACTCATCCACTGAGAATCAAGGAGATTTCCCAAACTCTGTAGAGGATTACCATAATTACTCCTTTGGTAGGGATTTGCATAAATTATACAAAATTTATGTAACAGATTATGTGCAGCATCAGATGATTGAAAGACTTCAATATGTTGATGGAGCAAACATATTCTCTCATGCTTTTGGTCCTGTTTTACTAAACCACGACTTTGAAGATGTAAGCTCCACAAGCTCAGTTATTACGTCTTCACTTTCTGCGACTCGAACGTTAACCCCTAGAAGTTCAGTATTTAACGGTGAGCAATCTTATGTCGCTAGCACAGCTAATGACATGTTTTTAGATACTTCTGAAAAAGTATTATCGGGTGCTATTGATTATGTTGAATTAATTCACACCTCCGGGTCTCCAGAAACTAATAGTTTTTCTATATTTAGGATACCGACTAGCTTCAAGAAAAGCACTGATGACCCTTACATGTTCGATAATACTTTTGTACTATCAAGGTCTTCTGAGGGTGGACTTCCTAGAGTTAGATTTGACTTGAAGAAATACAAAGCTCCGAGCGACCGCCCCATAGATACAAACTTTTTATTACCTGAGCATACTCATCAAGCTAGAATTAATCTTTTAGTATCAGATAATAATGGTTTAAACTTTGGAGGAAGACAAGTTGGAATATGGATTCACACGAAGCCTGAGGGTGGAAAAATGTGGTCCTATGATGCTAAGGGTAATTGGACTCAACATAGTGCGCTGACTACTAGATCAAACGTGGTGAATAAGTTTGCTCACGTTTTTAATATTGCTGAAAAGACCAAGGAGGAGATACCTTCGCAATTAACAAGATACGAATGTGTTGATAATGTAGCACTGAACTCTGAGGTATCTCCAGTAGCTAGACTTAGGCAGGAAGATTTTGAACAAATATCAGTGGAGTTCAATACGATAAATAAAAATATTAGACTTCCGAAAGATTACAGACAAGACTACACTTTACTGCACCGGAAAAACCAAAAGTATGTTGTAGAGGTATTCTTACTCCCAGACCAGGACATCGAGAGGTTTATGCTTCTGGATAGTGTCGAGCTTCAAAACTTAACACTTAAGAAAATGTCTGAAATCTTTGTTACAGGAAGATATCAAAACCCTCTTAATGTTGTCCTGGGGCAAGTTGTAAGTAAGTGTCCTGAACATCGTGTTGAATTAAGTAAGGATGATTTAAGAAAGATACTTACATTCTTCAACAATATATCTGGCAAGAACTCACAAACGGGTCTTGCATCCAGAGACAAGAATAAAACTGCGACTATAATGGGAGCAGAGGGTGGCTCTAGATTGGATTACAGGTATCGAACTAATTTCTTCGAAACTCGTCTTTTCCCCGCAACCACTCTTATTGATCAAATAAATATAGACGTATAATGTTTTTACAAGGATTTGGAGAAACACTAGCTGATATACTAACAGTTAATCCTGAACTAAGCGGCATCACCGCTGCTAGTTCTATTTTGGATACTTCCAACTACACTTTCCATGCTATTACGTATGGTAAAGACGCCCAAGGATTTAACTTTCACGCTCACTCGGTCAGCACTGTAAATCGTGTTGATGACGAGAGTGATGGCACTGTTAGTGGGTACAATAATGACCATGTCGTGGCTATTAACTACACCAATACTGCTCCGATAGTTAGCTCTTACCCCGCTAGTGCAGTTCATAATACCTTCTCATCGACTTATATATCTTTACCTCATTATCCCGCTGTAAATCATACTCGTCTTGAGTTAGCATCCACTCAAACCACGCCCTCTGTAGCCTTTTCTGCGGCGGGTCCTGATCTAGGCCATTATCCGAATGCTTACATAGACACTACATTAAGCAATGCTTGGACGGTCATAGGAGGCTTTGCTCCTCCTTCAGCGGCTGGGAAGTCTTGTAATCTGTATAACTCTGCTGGAACACTATTAGCCAGCGGAGTATTGAGTGGCATATACAATCAAAATGAGGTTATTGACAAAGATGGCTACATAACCGTCAGTCAGGTTAGCGGGTTAAACGCTCAATTAGGCGCTGACGGACAGGGCTTTGAGCTTTCAGGAGGTCCTGTGATGTTTAGTTCAACCGCATCGGGGATTCAGTTAAGCAAAGGAATCACAGCAATGGCTGTTGTCCCTCAGCACGGAGATGCGGTAACTTTGGCTGCTTACGGAGGAATAAACCATATAGGAATCTATTGCTTAGATTTAAGGGCCATGCTGGCTTCAGGTATAACTCCTCCTTATTCTTACAATGCCCTAAATAATAACAGAATTTACAAATTAGTTTCTAAGGTAAGTTTCTTAGATAACCTGATAAATCATGAAGATGCCACCATTTCAGGTTTATTAGAAAGGTTAAATAGGGGCACAGGACTACTTAACAATGGTCCAACATACGTATTAAAATTCAATTTCTTGTAACATGTATAAGTCATTCGTAGAGCAAATCGGTATGAAGGGACACCTCACTATTCACAAGATCGCAAATGGTGAGGAGGAACTTGTTTATGATGAAGACAACGTTATTACGTCTGGCTTTGGTTGGTCATTATCTCATTTGTATGGTCTCGCAGGGTCTGAATCCATTACGGACTTTCAGATTGACAGATTTCAATTAGGTGTTAGTGGTCACTCTGGGAATCAAGTAAGTTCCACCTTTGAGCTTTCTGGGCCTTTATCTTCTACCGAAGAATACACGGGAACAGGCACAGATAGCAATCTCCACGCACCTTCAGCAAACCTATTCTTAACCACACTGCCCGCTGGAGAAGTTATAGAGGAACAGGTTTTTGCAAAAATCCCTTTTGCTAAGGTTACCAAAATAGATGACAGATCTGTTAGATACACTATATTTATTGACGAAGACTCCTGTAACAACCTTCAAAGGGATATTAACGGTGATGGCAGTTTACAGGACGTTTCTCTTAATGAAGTAGGTCTTTTTGTTAAAAACACTCGGGGTAAAACCGATAAGGATGAAAGTGTTTTAGCGGCATATAGACATTTCAGCAACATAACCAAGACCTCAGACTTTGGTCTTGTATTTAGATGGACAATCTCATTCGGATAATATGTTAAACCCAAGTGATGTTTATGTTTCTGGCGGAACGAGTGATTTATTAGTCTGTTGGACTGATAAGGTTACAAAGTATGATGCTAGTTCTTTTTACAACTTTGAGCAGGATAACCTGCCTTTACATGATCTCGATGAGAGGACTCACCTTTTATGGGAGAGAATGGGACATCCCACTTCCTCTGTTGCAGGAATGTCATTCATTGTATCTGGTGATGCAGCATCCTCGTGTAACCCTCAGTATTTTGTGGATTTAAGTTCGTGTTTAGAGGCTTTACCTGATGTTATTAATTATCCAATACTAGTTGAAGTCGCTAGTTTTGGCAATCTGGGTGATCTTAAATTATCTAATAAGACTTTCGGTCCTGATGGTGCGTTGGAGATCGTCAACAGAAACTCAGCTTTTGCAGGTGCTGTTGATCTTAGCAATAACCCAATGACCTTTGACGACATTGATAATACTGTTGGGTATAGTTTAGCCACAACGGTAAGCTCAATATTTGATGCTTCTGCACCCTCTATAACTTTTGATCTTTTTAATTCATTCTTATTTTCCACGGAAGATAGAACATTCATCGCATCCACAACCAACAGGTTTGATGACCCTCGCTATGCTGAGAAAGA